GCAGAGTCTTCAGCAAGCTGAACCCAGTCCTTCTTGACGCGTATGCGACGCTGTATCTCGATAATCTCTTTCAGGTATTTTTCGAATGCTTCGGTGCCGGAGCGAATTCCAAGCTCTTCTAACTTGCGCATGGCAATAGATACGGCGCGCTCTTCGTTAGTCAACCCAATAAGAGAAAACTCCTCATGCATCTTGGCAACCAATTCATCCGCAGATGCAATCATCGCGGTGTAAGCCGCTGTATGCGTGTCCGTTCCTGTCGCTGCATCCTGGCGCGCCTGGTTGCTTGCTCGAGTTTGTTTGGCCAACAGTGCTTCAAAATACGACAAGCGGCTTTGAGCCCGCTCTAGATTTCGTGCTGTGTTTAGAAACGCCTGCTGAACTGTATTCAGTTTTAATTTTTCGTCTTTTAACTTTTCAACCTCAGCGCGGTACTTGCTCACCTGCTCTTCGAGCGATGAGAATGGGTTTGTCCAGCCGAGCATGACCAGCGCAGACCAGAACCCACCCGTGGCTTTAATGCCTTCGTTGAACTCATCCGTGGCCGTGATCGCTTTGGCGTACTCTTTGGAGACCAGCCCGAGCTCACTGCGAAACGCGTAGGCCGCACTAGCGGCCGTAATGACCACACCCGCAGGTCCGCCTAGAATTGCCAAGGCTCGATTGAATGTAATGGTCGCGGCTGTGGCGGCGCCCATGCTGGCCGCCAGAGCGATTTTGGTGGAAATTAACGAGACAACTGTCACGGCGAATCGTCCCATGGCAGTAATCGCTGCAGCGACCGCTACGTTGACCAGCAAAGACAAGTTTTGTGCAATCAGATTAATGACGCCCGCCAGCGCGCCAAATATTCCTAAGTTCTTTTCTACATTCCCGACAAGATCGGTCACCGCAGTCTGAAAATTGTTTACAGCGCGAGCAAATGTCATCGGTAGCTGACCGAACTCTCGCTCGATGGTGCTGGCCTGGTCCTCAAGAGCCTGGATGATTACATCAGAAGTGATCTTCCCCTTTTCTGCAAGAGCGCGCAGGGAGCCGACTGAGACATTCATTCCATCTGCAATCAGTCGCGCCAATCTTGGCGCCTGTTCCAGCACCGAATTAAGCTCTTGTCCCCGAAGCGTTCCGGAGGCGAGCGCCTGGCTGAATTGGATCAAAGCGGCGCTGGTGGATTGGTAGCTGCCACCAGAAAGCGCGAGCGCCTGCGCAACGGTCTCCGTCGATCTGGCAACCTGATCCTGCGTGATTCCAAGATCCCTGGAGTTTTCGGCAAACCTTCGGTAGGTCACCGCCACGCCTTCAATCGCCTGCCCGCTTCGCATGGCAATATCCAGCACTTGCTGGTACGCAACGGCTCCAGCCTCGGCGGATCTCGTTGCCAAGGCAAGCGTGGCGTTAATGGTTTTAAATTGGTCTGAAATCTGAGCAAGTTCGCGCACAGACATGACGCCAATTAATCCTTGTATCGACGACATCGCCATGCTTGCACTGCGCGAAATGCTGCGCATCGTATTGTCAACGGTATTGCGCGCGCGGCGCATATCGGTCTCAAGACGAGCGATATTGGCTGCCATCTCGATGGTCAGCAGACCGACTTTAGTTGACATTACGACTTCCTCGCCATCAATAGAGACTTAAATGCATTGCCGATTTTTTTCGAAACCGTGGCGCGATCAAACTCGTTCGCCGGATTGCCGTAGGGTGGAGGGCACTCAGGCTCGGCACCGGCCCGCAACGCACTTAAATACGCTCTGGACATTTGCATCACCACCCTGAACTCCCAGGCACTCAAACTCAACTGCGCGCCATGCTGCCAGGCTTGAATCTCTTGAGCAGAGAGTGCCACTGGCCCCATTTGCCCTTCCATAAACAACCCAAGATCATTCCAGTACTCAACCAGGTAGCTTCCATCGCCAATGTCAGGCATCAAAGGCGTGCCGCCGTTGTCGATGATTTTTTCAAGTCTGCTTCGAGGCTTTTCTTGATCAGATATTTTCTTGTGTGGATTCTGAGCAGTCGGGGTTGCGTGAAACCACCCCAACTGCCTGGCGTAAAGGATCAAGTCTTGCTTGATCCCTTCGTAAAATTTGACCAGTCACTCACCGCTTTATTGACTTGGTCAGCGATAAATCCAATTGCTGTGTCCATGTAGGCGGCCTTGAACATCTCGTGCCCAGTCAGGTCCTTGTACACAAAGCCATTAAATGAAACCGTGCAAGTCGCAAGGAACTCAGCATCGAGCTCACGCTGCTCGTTGTCTTTCATTTTCTTGCCGCCTTTGCGGACATAATCCAGAATGGCGCGGTTTCGGATGCCCGAAGCCACCTGGTACTGTTTGCTGCCTGGACCGTAAATTGTGATGCTGATCGACTCGCCGGCATCATTTGTCAGCGCTTCGCCATCAGGGTTTTCAAGTTCGATGATTGAAGTGGGGTTAACGCCGAGGTTTGCAATGTCAAACATGATTTCTTCCTTTCGCGGGAGGGTTGGATTGCCCGTGGCCGGCGCCTGCTCACCCCGCGAAGGATGAGACAAGCGCCGACTCGGTGCACGTTTTGCCGTCATTGGCATTGATTAAGCTGCTAGGTCTTCAACAACGCCGATACCGCCAGCAGAGGTCGTGATCTCGAGCGTGCAAGTTGCTGTCGTGATCGAATCAACCGATCCAACGCCAACTTTGAAGCTCATCACCATCGCCTGGAAGTAGTAGCTGTCGCCGTTCTGGGTCGTGACCTCAAAGCTGTAAGCCGTGTCAGACAGCGACCCGGCTTTCATGAGGACTTGCCCTGCGTCATCAGTGTCCAGGCCAAGGGACAAGTTCATCGTTCCTTCATTGAAGGATCCTTTGAACTTTTGTGTGCCACGCGACCCGACCGGGTTGTGTGTGACCAGAGTGAATTCACGACCAAACTCGCCCAGATCGGTGATTTCTCCAACTGAGGTATAGACCAGAAGGGAATAGCCCGCAGCGTTAAAAGTGGCAGGTGCACTTGCGGAGATTTTCAGGGTACTGCCTGCGGAGGTACGTACAGTCATCGCTTTTTCCTTTCAGAAAATAAAAAAACCCGCAGGGTGCGGGCGTTAAATTGCCAGATCAATCTGGCTTTCATTACGGAACTGCTACTCGTAGTACCGCAAGATGTAGTCAGTGGCTTGGATGAAAATGCCAGTCTCGTGATCCTTTTCCATCGGGTTGACAGATTTCAACCTGGACTCAATGACTGTTTTCCCATCAACCACGATGTAGAACTTGAAATTAAGCTCGCTTTTTATCGCCTCGTTTATTTGCCCAATCTTGACCTGTCCCAAATCAAGCGCATAAATTCTGACGTGCGCATCGTGCCTGACCGGCTCTTGAATATTCAAATTCGGGTATGACACATCCTCAAGCACCTCAAACACAAGGTATGGCGGCTTGGCATTTTGTTTAGCACTACTGGAAAAAATTCTGTCTGAAACCAGTGCGTTAAGTCCTGGCGCATCCAGCATTCGGTAGACAATTTGTTCAGCAATCATCTTTTTAAGTTCTCTCTTGCAATCCGCGACCTCATGTACTTGGCCGCAGATTGAATTGCTTCCTCATATCCTCGGTCAAAAGCGTCTCGCATAAACTTTCTCGGTTTCACGCCTGGGTGAATGACTGAAGCCACACGCCGACCGTTAATCACCAAAGAAGACTTTCGTTTAGGCTTAATTTTGTAAGGCTTTCTTTTTGACCTTTTCAAAGTCCCTGAATAGTGACTCCCCGAACCAAATTCAATAATGTGTGCGTACCAAGATTTGTTATCGCCCGCATGTATCGTGGCCGTTGCTACCCCCTTTTTGACGCTGGAGGTCACCCTGATGCCGGATTTCAGCGCGCCGGATTTGCTAGGAGCTTTGAGCCGGGCTTTTTCAGCAATTGAAATCCCCCCAACTTTCAAGCCTCCTCGAACAATGCGACCCTCTAATGTGGCAGGTAAATTCTGGAAAAATTTGTTGATCTCATCGAGCCCTTTGATCTCAACTAGCGCTGCCATGCTCTACCCCTGTCTCGATGCATTCAAAAACGATGTAACGCCTTGCGTCATCCAGATCCATAGATGCAGTGATATCAAATACTCTTGATCCGTAAAGAATTCTCCAGCCGTCTGCTTCGATTGCGGGCAGCAGATCCGTGCGATAACGAACCTTCACCGAGTGCGTCAACGTCGACTCATAGGCCATCGCCCGGAGCTTCTCCCTGCCACCTATTGGCCTGATATTTGCACTTACCGATGCAACATTCACCCAGTCGCCGGTTGCTTGGCCAAACGCTCCATCACCGTCCGATTTTCTCTGGATGGTCACACGTCTGTTAAGGTCTCCTGCGCCCATGTTCACATCTCAAATAAATTCATCGGAATGTCGACTTCAAACGACAGGAACTACATATCGGTCAATCAGGGCGCTCAAATACGGCAAAGTTGCCAAAGGTTTGCCAATGGATTCACGGTTTTCGTACATCGATGAGACGTGCACCAAAATCCATTGTTTAATTGGTGCGGGCACATCAGCGATCGCACCAAAGCCCGCCTGGTAAATCACTTCGACATCTGAGCCAACCGGCCAGTATGAAGCGGTTATCCGAGGGCGATGGAAGTCTTTGACCAGCTGATAATTTATTGGATCTAAGGTTTGTGTTGCCCCGTTCTCGTCTTCGTACTGAATGCTTGTAATGCTCACAACAGGAGGCATGAAGAGTTCAATCGGCCCTCGAGGAAACCGATCAAGATTGACTTTCATCGACTGCGTGACAAGCGCTCTCCCAAGCTCATGCTCGGCCATTGATGTGGCGACAGAGATCAGATTGGTGATCAAGGTGTCCTCATCATTGACCTCAACCCGCATATGCAGCTTTGCCTCAGCCAGAGTGACCGCTGCGGGAGTAGGGAGCGTGACAGTCAGCATGGTCATTTAAGTCACTTCGCCTGCTTTGCGTTTTTCGGCGAGGGTGCCGCAACAGGTTGTTCTTGCGCATCCTCGCCGAGCATATTTTCTGCCTCTGGTTGAGGCTGCTGTTTTTGTTGCTGTTCTGCTATGACGCCTTGTGCTTTCAAATCAAACACGCCTTGAGCCGCCAGCTGCGAGCCCAACTCATCTGGCAAATCCAGATACTGCCCACACTTGAACTTGTGCGCAGGGACGTCAATAAGAATTCGCCCTTTCATCGATCTCATCTGGGCCGGTTAAACCCGGCCCAGTCTCCCTTTTTTAAGTTGCGGAATTGGCGTAGTGCTTGACTGCGCCGCCGACATCGATCAGATTGCCGCCCTGGCGGTTAAACGCCACGAAACCAATCTGACCATTCAGGATAAAGTTCGAATCAGCCATCCGGAAAAGCGTCATGTCCATCACTTCGCGGATGAAGTAACGGCTGAAGTCGCCAAACAGCACCGACTTTGCATTAGCCGCCATGACAGGCATTTCCTGCGAAATCACGATCCGGCGACCGAGCAAGCGGTCGGGAGCGCCGCCTGGGTTGCCCTGCTCGTAGCCTGGTACAAAAATTGGACGGCCTTCCGTGTCCTTAATTTTGCGCAGAGCCTTGAGTGTGCTGTCGTGCATCATGAATGCCACACCTGCGCCACTGCGGTAAGCCGGGTCCACCGAGTGCTCGAGGTCAACCAGGTCGTCGTAGGTGATCGTGGCGGTCTGGCCCGTTGCACCGACCTTGCCAGCCGTTGAGGCCGTTACGATGCCATTAGGCTGGCTGCTGCCCGTGCCCGTCGTGAAGCGCTTGGAGGTGATGCGACCAAGGCGCAGACTCAACAAATTCTGAATATAGGCTTCCAGGTCAAACATCGAGTCCTGAATCAGCTCAAACGGCAAGGCGATTTTCTTGGACGAGTACTTGTAGAC